TCCTGCTACAGCTGCAGGTAAAACCATTGAACAAGCTGCCGCGCCTGTAAAGTTTACCGTACTAACTTGTTCTGCAGGTAGAGCAACTCCAGCTCCTGCAGCAACTGCAGCGTGAGTCATTCCAACAAAATCAAATTTTACGTTTAGGTAGTTAGGTGTAATTACACCAGTTGTTGCGTTTTTTACTATAGACTGAAAACCGTTTTCCGATCTTACTGGTCCTGTAAATGTAGTATTTGCCATATTAATATCCTCCTAGATATCTTAAATGTAGTCCCTAGGGGTTGTCGACTATACGCGTCTACATTTAATCTTTATTATTTATGTATAGTGATTAATTTATATAACACTTTTTAGTAGAGTGCAAGAGAGCCTGTAATGTGGAGTGGATTTTTCCAACGATGTAGCTTTTTACTAAGTAGCTACGGAAACTTCTGGAGCTGCACCTTCTATAGTGTTTTGTCTGTGAGCAATTGCTGCTTCTTCCAGCTTGATGTCAGTAATGACTCTTTTAACTTTGTCATCTATTCTAACCATCTCAAGAGTGTATCTATTATTATCTAGATGCTCCTGTTGCCACTTCAACTCCAAGGACCTTTTTTGTTTGTATAGGTCTTGTATCATCGATAACCTCTTCATAAGTTATTCTATTTAATCCCGAATGATAACTATCTCCGAGATATTCCCATTTTATACTTTTTTCTCCAAGTTTGTCAAGTATAGATTTTTCCACGCTTATTGCTGTATCTTCCTCATGTTCAATAACAAATTTTGAGTAGTAGTCATAAGCCCAGATAGTGATGAGAGTTTTTTTCATGGTTTTGTCTTTCTATTTGTTAATTGTGGCGAGACTGTGTCCCGCCACAAAAAGTTTTCTTTTTAATGATTATGCTCCTGGAGAACCAAAGATACCTCTAGGGTCAGATACACCAAATACGTATCTTTCTCTAGCTTTGTATCTAACATTACCAGTATCGAAGTCACCTTCCATCTTAGTAGATAGAGGAGTTCTTTCGAAATGTTTCATACCATTTGGCACATCTGTAGTAATGAAAAACGCGTCAGTGTCTGTTAAAAAATTATTAACAGAGTATCCTTGAGGAATCATCCCCATAGATCTGATTGCGTTGATATCATTATCAGCAGTTCCAACTCTACCAGCAGAAGCCATAAGTCTTTCAGCTGTGAATTGTAGTGCAGATGGGATGATCATCTTAACAGCTTTTGCAGCAATCTTTAAACCTCTTTCATCAGTAAGTGCAGCAATGTCAATCATTGATTGCTCTAATGAAGTTTCGTTTAAGTCAGCAGCAGTTGTCAACGTATTCTGGAAAGTTCCAGCAATCGTTGGGTGAGCTGTGTTGAAAAGAGTTACACCATCACCAGAAGTGAAAGTACCGCCAGGCATTCCATTATTTAGTGGGTTAACTGCTTTAACTTGTTTAGTTTGAGCCATAGATCTTGCTAAAGCTTTAGTGTATCTAGAAGCCAGTCTGTCATATAGATTGTCCTCAATTGCTTCCTCAGTAATAGCAAACGCTAACGCAATTGTTTCGTTAGTGTATCTAGCTGTGAAAGTTTCTTGAGCGTTATCGTATGTAACACCTGCACCTTCTGGTTTTACTTGTGCTTGAGCGAATCCACTTAACATTACTTCTTCTTCAAAAGCTCTGTCAGATGACTCAGTAGTATAAATTTCAGCTGACTGATTTTCATACTGTTTGTATTCCAGGCCGAATAAAGCATTCAATCCTGGCTCTAACTCTTTTACGAGTTGGTTTCGTGATATAGCCATAATTTATCTCCTTATATCCCTGCTACGTTATTTCCAAGAAGATGCTCATCTATCATTACTCTAAGAGCAAAGCCCTCAGCAGTAGTGTCAGACGCATCTGGATCTCTAGAAACACCTAGTATTTTTAATTGTGCGATACCTGCCGCTGTTGTAGCCGAAATTTTTGATTTCGAAATAAACAGTGGAGTTACCCCAACATCGTTAACTTGATCAGCACAGTGTCCTACTTCGTTCTGATTGAAAGCAGTATCTGCAGACATAACCTCATACATTTGTTGAGGATTATCGTTTACAAAAGCTACTATATCAGTCGCAGTATTACTTGCTGGTGAAAAGTTACTAAACGTTGGTTTATTTGAAGTTGCGTCAGTATAGAATACTCCATTCAGCGTACCAAGATTATTCGGATCTCCGTTTGCTGCTTCAAGTACAACTCCATTTGCTGTTAATGCCACCATACACGCGTGTGAAATTAAAGCAGAAGAAGCTGCAACACTGTACTCTGAAAGTCCAGCGTTATTATATGCCTGACCAACCATTTTAATGGGTCTGAATCCAAACCCAACTGTTGACGCATTAGCCATATTGTTTTCTCCTTATGTGTGACCTACCCTTGCGGGCCTCCAGTCACGGTTTAATGTCAATCGCTGGTTTGATTCGTTAAAAATTTTTAACTTTTCTTGCCACCGAAGGTTGTACGAGTTTGCATATCGATGTCGATAGGCATTCCCCTATGCTGTTCCTTCATAAGATCGTTGTCGATTGCGGTCTGTTGATCTTGAGCTTGTCGCTCAAAATACTCTTGTCTTGACCTTGCGATCTCTTCCGGTACCCTAGTCAGCACTAGGCCGCCGTGTCCGATAACCCCTGCGTATTTGCCGTCTGCAATTGCTGGAAAGTCCTCTTGAGGATATTCGTCTGCCCTTACTAACTCATACCCGGACCTTAAGCGTCCTTGTATGTTTTTCGTGTCAACAAATCCTAAGACTTCTATCCTGACCCATCTGTGTCTGAATCCGTCTGGCGCGTTGGGCGTATCTAAATACGATGGTGGAGTCCAAACTTTTGGTCTTGCTTTTGGCGCAACCGCTTTAGCTTGTGATTGTACTTTTGTAGAATCACTTTTAGTTTGACTCGCACGAGTTGGTTTATTGTTTGTCATATGCCTATACCTCCTTCGTGTTTATAAGTTGTTTCGCATACTCTTCTAGTGGCACACCTAATTTTCTCGCTATTGCGACTTGAGAAGATGTGAGTCTCACTTGTTTGCGACCACTCTTTGTACTACGCGTTGCAGAGGCAACGTTCTGTGTAGGTTTAGTAGTCTGTTTTTCTTCTACTGGTCTATCAAATTTATGCGGAAATTCAAGTCTTATTCTTTTATCAACTTCCTTATAATAATCGTCAGACTGAGGATCCATACCTTCTTCTTCGGTTAGTTTCCTGTGTAGATCGAATGCTGTGTAAGTCATGGCATTATCCTTGCCAAACCACTCATTTTCCTCTGCCCAAGCTTCTGCTTTTGGATCTCTAGCTGGTGCTTGTTGCATTGGTTGTCGTGTGGGTTGAACAGGTTCTTCTTTAGCAGCAGTCTCTTGCATTTGATGCTGAGTCTTTAATTCTGCTAATTTACCTTGTTCGTAACCTAATTGAGAGATTGCAGTCAACGCTTCTACTTCTGCTTTAGAGTCTTCATTTTGTCTAGCTGCTGCAAGTTTTGCTTGTGCTGCTGCAATAGAAGATGAAATTCTGCCTTCCATTTCTGTGGCATAGTTTTTATCTAAAGATGTAGCTTGTGTTTGAAACTGATCTCTTTCTTGTTTAACGCTGTGAGCATAACGTAAAGCTTCTTCTTTTTGTCTTTCCGCTTCACGCATTTTCTTAGTGAGTTTAGCTATTCTTTTCTTAACTCCTTCAGAATACTCTTCAACTGCTTGAGTGTTATCTTGTTGTTTATCACTTTTTTCTTCGTCAGCTTTCTGTGTAACCTCACCGCCTTCGTTCTTTTCATCTCGAACAGCAGGCTGCTCATCAGATTTCGCAGATGTGTTATCGGGCTGATCATCGTATGTAATATTTGCTTCATTCTTTTTTACCTCGTTCTCAAATGTCTTATCTTCTTCGTTTGTTACTTCTGGCAATTCAACATTAGCACCCGGTCCGGATGTATCAAGTTCAACTGTTTTATCGTTTTCATTTTCTGGCATAGTTCCTCCTATGATTGTTAAAATTCGTGGAATATATCTTCAGGGTTTTCCACGGTCGCTAAAACTTCATCATCATTCAAAAGTCTTATCTCACCCCCATCTATTTTAATTCGTGATCCGGCATATCTTGCAAAGATAATCCAATCACCTTTCTTGGCCCAAGGACCTTCTGGGAAACGTTCTTTGTCATAGCAGTGTGGTCCCATATCTAATATTAAGCCACAAGTTGATGCTACTTGTGATCTTTCTACTGTGTCGTCTGCTAATATAATTCCGCCTTTAGTTTTTTCTTTTTGTTTAAAAGGTAAAACTAAAATTCTCCAACCTGTTGGTTTAGGTAGTTTTCCAGATTCTTCTGGTTTTTTTTCAGTAGGTTTAACACCTACTAGTTTTTTATTTGGTAACTCAATTTTTTGAGTTGATGTCGATAACTGTTCCTTCATTTTCTTTTTGCTCCTTTTTGTTTAGCAGGCTGGATATTTCCTGACTTAAATATTGATACGTCCGTATCTGTCCTAACATATACTGATATTTCTCCATGTTGTCAACACCACCGGATGCCATTGAAGATACTACATCATCATGTCTCATCTTTATTATTTTTCTTATCTTGTCGATAAATGTCATTTCGTCCATTATTTCTTTTTCCTTTTCTTTGGTTTTATTTTGCTACCATATTTTTTAGTCCATTTTTTTGCAATGGCAGGCTCTTTTGCAAATAAATACTTACGTTGTTTTTCAGATTTAAAGGGCAACTCTAGGCTCCCTAAAATCAGAGATTGCTTTTAACTTTTCTTGAGCATCAGCAATTTTTTGAAACTGCTTATCTATTTCGTCAATATGTTGTGGGTGCTCACCGATACCTACAGAGTTCTCTAGATATATTTTTATGGTTGCATCTGCTTCAGCTATATGTGATTCGTATCTAGCTTCAAGAGCGTCTAGTATTGCTGTTTTCATTTAACATTTCCATCGTTTACGTGCCTGTCTTAGTCTAGAATTAGGATCTTTTGCAGCCTTTGGAAATTGTTTCATTTGGCCTGCGCTTCTTGCACAGTACGACTTACGTCGATTTGCAGCTTTAGATCCTGGCTTTACTTTTCCAGTCACGGCTGTTTTTAGTTTTGAACCGGGATTTTTTCTTCTATAGGCAGCGACACCGGCTCGTGTCATACCTGCTCCAGATTTTGTAGATCTGAAGTTTTTCTTATTTCTTGCAGGCATGTTATCTGCTTTTCTCATGCCTACTTTTTCTTTTTAGGTTTCTTAGCTGTCTTAGCTGCTCTTTTAAAATTAGCAGCAGTTGGTGCACCTTTAGCTCCAGGTTTTCTCATCTTCTCACCTGAACCAGCGGCGATTCTCTTTTTTTTAGCGTGAATGTTCGCGTATAA